TCTTCTGCTCTTAGTAGTTCATCTTCTAGTATCGCAACTCTGCAATTAGCGTGGTAAGTTACATCGCCTAGTTTTACTTTTTTTACTTGTACTCTACAAGTGTCGTTATAAATTTCTGAATATTTGTGCATTTTGTAATTGTTTAGTTTGTTAAATTATTCGGCTAAATTACACTTTTTTTAAATATAAACAAATTTTTGTAAAAATATTTATATAAATATATATATACTAGATAGTATTATATATATAAACTATAATATATATATAGAGTATATTCTTGTTAGTGTTACTTCGTTGTTACGCTTTAAGTGTAAGTAACTGACTATAAGGGCATTAGGATATTTATAGGAAGTGTGCCATTTTCTTTGACTACCATACACCCTATTGCTGGTTTCTTTCCAGCTTTAGCGTATGCCATAGCGTAGCTTTCGTGGTCGATACCACAACCTACTTGACTGCCAAAGATACGATACTTCTGACCTACATAGTGTTCGGTGTAGCATTGTGTGTGTAGATGTCCTTGTATTGTATTCATCATATCGGCTCTGCATTTAGTTCTTGCAGTACCAGCTTCTCCGTGTATGTATTGCACATCATCTTTCACATAGCGTTCTACAAAATCCCAATTAGGAGTTTCTAAGACATCTTTGTAGCTTTTAATCCACTTACTAGGGATTGCACTAGTTTGTGCCTTACGCATTATTATTCTATCGTGATTGCCTATTAATACAGTTGCATACTCAAAGGCTTTGTACCACTTTGCTATTTTACTAATAGCTAGGTCAAGTTCATCACCACCACCTAAACCATCAGCAGATGTTTCGTGATAGCTAGAATAGTGATTATCTATGACATCGCCAATAAATACAACTTCGTTGCAGTTATGTGTGTGGTATTGTTCTAAGCAAAATTCTAAATAGCCATCTAAACAGAAAGGCTCGTGTATATCGCCAATAACCAATATGTTATTAGTTTTGTGTTTGCGATAGTTTTGTAGTAGTAGTTCTTCATCAGGCTTTAATCTATAACGATTGTTTGGCATTTTCCTTGATTTTAATTACTTTTTCAATACCTCTGCTTCCAAAGTATGCAGAGAAGCTAACTAGCAATAAACTTTGGTATATCTCTTGATACCCACTAGCTAACGTAAACTCCCCTATGTTACCATCTAAGAAGCTAATTATCACAAATATAAATAAAAGAAAGATTAATGAAGCTGGTCTAATATTTTTTGCTAACATACTACTGTTCACATCTGCTTCCCATCTTCTAGTAACATTATCTTCTATTACTTTAGTATATTCTGTTTCTAAAGACTTTAGTTTAGCCTTTAACACTAAACGTTCTTCTTCACTTGTAACAACTTCATCTACGAGTTCTGTTACACCATTACTAAATAATCCTTTAATTATATTTCCTATTGGTAAAGCCATATTGCTGCTGGTTTATCATAATCCATATCTACGTGTATAAAGGTCTTAGCTATTCCTACTCTACGACCTAAGCCAACTTTGAATAATGCGTTAAGTATTTTGCTTCTATCTGTACTATTATTACAATGCAAATCAACTGCTTTACAAGGTACTTTAACGTGGCTACTTCCTACTCGACCACCTACGCTAAGATTATGAGCTGGTTGTCTATATGAACTATTTATTTTAAAAGGTACACCAGCTATCTCTCTTGCTTCATCTAGCTTATGTAAGAAGTCTATGCACATCTTACCACCATCGCTAGTAGGTAATCCACTACCCTCTAATGTAGGGCAGTCAAATTCTTCAAAATTAAAATGTTTTAACATTTACCTTGTCCTCTGTATTTATGTTTGTAACCACTCTGCCCTTTAGATGCGTTTTTAGAGTGTCTATTTGGTCTTTTCTTCTTCGCTTTCTTGCGATATGTTCCACCTATTAGTTTAGCCATTATTTTCTTTTACGATATGATATATACTTATCTAGTGTATAAATGATAGATACACATAATAGAATGATTTGCAGTACTTGCTCAACCTCTGTAAAGCTAATCATTAGCGTAACGCTATTTAATCCTAGTACATCTGCGTTTTGACTTATCAGACTTTTCATTATCTTTCTTTGTTAAATAGCTTTTTAGCTTTGTTATATTTTCTTCTTTAATCTTATATATCGAAACTCGCATCTAAGAAACTTCTAAGTGTTATTCTATTACTTTGCTCGTGTCTATCCAATACTATACCACTAAAGTAAGTATCTTTTGTAGGTGCTAAATCCCCATTACTATTAGTAGTGTATTCAGGGAACAAATGGTTATTGTTACATAGATAATCTACTAACCTTGTAGCGTAATATTCAGCAGTATTTTTTACTATCTCTCGCATATACTTAATATCTTCAAGTGATGCTGGTGTAGATGTTTCTGAAATCTTACGCACTATATCTTTGTTCATTATTTTGTATGATAAAAAAGGTAAACACTCATACAAAGCGTAGTGGATTAGTACAGGCTGTATATAATCATCGGTAAATGTTTTGTAACTACCTGTAAGTGTATCAGCAGTTATATCTTCTTGTATCTTGTCGTACAAGTCAGTACCTAACAACTGATGTATATGAATATCTTGCGCTACCTTAATGTATGGTAGCAATAACTCTACATCTACATTACCATTGATAGTAGTAGATTTTTTTATAGTGTCCTCACTTACAAATAATACTGCCATTTTATTTTACTAATTTTCTTATACTAGATATTTCTGATTGCAATTTTTCGTAAGTCTTAATTGCCATTTCACTTTGGTTTTTTAAACCATTATTTAGTTTATCCCAACCCCTAGCTAAATCTTTATCAATTTTTGCTATTTTATCATAGCCATCACTATAAATACCTAAATAAACTTTGTGTGCTTTTATTGCATCATTTATTGCACCTAATGATTGTGTCAAATTACTTTGTGCTGATTTTATAGCACTATTAGCTTTTTTATCTGCTTTCTTAAATTCGCCATCTATATCAAGACCTAACTCCACCTTATGCGTGTCTAGTTCTATACCATTGAATAGTTTACCTAGTGCTATATTTAATTCTTTATTGTTCATTTTAATATCCTTTTTTATTTACAAATCCATTTTTAGGCATTCTCTTTGGTGCAACAGGTACTTCTTGCTCGTTAGTTTCAGGCTTAAAACCCATACTTCTAGCTTTAGTAGTTGTAACTATCTTATCTGCACTACTAGCCTTTTCACCAGCTTGTAGGTAAATCCTACGAAACCATTTATGGTGGCAGTTGCCCCCACCTTTAAACTTCCATATAGAATAGTTATCTGCGCCATTTAATCCCCAACCTTTATTAACACCTCTACTACCCATTCTAATTATATCCTCTTTACGATATACTTTACCAGCAGACATCATCTTAGTACAGAACTCTCTCTGTTGTCCACTAGAACGAGTTAAGCCTTTATCTTCTGTATATACATAACGTACTCTAAACTTACTCTTGTGTTCTTGTTGGCTTTGCCCATCTTGCTCTGACTTAGCATTGGGTATTGCTCTACCTGTCGTAGCTAATTCTAATTTCTCTAAGTTGTACTCAAAGTCAAAATCTTCGTGTTCGCCCTCTGCATCATCTTCGTCTATGAGTTGCCAATTTTCTAAGTCCTCATCTTCGCCAAACTCCATTATACACTTATCTAACTCTGTGTATTCAGCTAGGTTTTGTTCTTCGGCTACTGCTTCTTCATTTTTCTCTAATGGCTCATATCCAAGTTCCTCTCTAATCTCATCTTGCGTAAGAACTTCTTTAAGCGTATCAGCATCAAACATAGAATTTAACGGCTTAACATCTTTTATGCTCAATGGTATGGTAACACCATTTACTGCTAAAAGTTTCTTAAAAGTCTTTAAAAGCTGATTTTGGAATGGTTTTACTACACTATTCATATATAACTCGTATGCTTGTAGTAATTCGTTACGACCACCTAATTGCCCCTCTGTTTTAACACCTAATAGCATAGGACTTGTTACCCTATGACCTATCATAATGTTTTGTATCGTTAGTTCGTTAAGTACTGTGTATTGCTTGTCTGCATCAGATACTGCGATAGGTACTATTTCAGGCTTACTATTTGCATCATCACTAAATGTCAATACAAACTTACCAGCGTTGTTAGCACCTGTGAATTTATTAGCTATCTGTCTTTCTATCTGTACTCGTTCTTCTCTTGTTGGTACTCCGTTAGCGAAGTTAATAAAGTACGAACCACTAAAACCATTAGTGATATTGTTTAGATGAAAGTCAGATGTAAGGTTATCTATCTGTATCCAATTCGTACTAGCTACATAATCAGGAGTGTGGTACAATTCCATCGCTGGAGAGTATAAACCACTATATAATAATTGGCTGCCCTCACTTCTATCCATCATATTAAATGGTGCTATGTGCTTGGGTGCGTATTCTTTCTTTCTGTATTGTGTCCAATCAGAGCATAAGTAATAGC